CCACTCCGCCAGATAACTGGTGGAGAATGGGAGACGGTGACACATTCCCAACTATTGAAGATCAAATAAGCACGCTTGATTTTACAATGTTCAATATGACCGTTGGCGATATAGTCAACGACACACCATAAGGATCTATTATGCCAAGCGTAAACGAACTACTACAAGATATACTAAATCAAACAACAAGCACCGCGGCGTTAGCTAATCGAGTCACAATAACTCAAGCTTCAGACTTTGGTGTTATAGATAGCACTAAAGAATACTTTCTTGACGGTGTTATAGACTTCACAGGCGCAGGGTTAAGTATAGAGGTGCCATCAGGGGGTATTTATATAACAGGGTATAACTTTGATACATCAGGCTTAAAATGTACTGATGCAGCATTCACCCTTTTTAGCTCTCCTGTTGGTGGCTCTGGTAATATTCTATTCAAGGATTTTTTTATTGATATTCAGGGTGCAGGCTCTCAGGTTTATGACTTGGTGGGAGATACTGGTTTTGAAGCAATAGAGATAGACAGAATTAACTTTAATAACTGTACATCGATTGGAACTGTTGACACTTACCGCCAAGGGCTAGAAACTGGAACAGGTCGCTTCGGTGGCACTCCTGAGCTTACACTAGCTGGTACATGGGTTGGTGGTTACTTTATTGATACATCTATAATCAGGTCGTTATCTAATTCAGCGTTTTCTTTATTTAAAGCTGGTGCTGGCTTTGTGATGAACTCAAGATTCAGAAGTAATATGAATTTAGATTTACCAGCGCTTGCTAACTTCTTGGACTTTGCACCGGCAAACTTTACTAACCCTTCAACGCTACAATTAGAACAATGCTTAATTACAAGAAATGGCGTTTTCGATGCTAACGATTCAAACCTAACGCCTAATATATCAGCTGGTGATTTAGAATCGTCATGGTCTGGTAACACTGGATTACCTAATACGTTTGAAGGTGGCGCAATTGGCGTAACAACCACAACAGCAACAACAATAACTGTAGATGGTCAGTTTGAAGATCTTGAAGCCACCCTGTGGACTGCTGCGGATTTGCAACACTTTGATAACCCGGCAGGAAGCCAGTTAAGACACCTGGGTAGCTCACCAAGAGAATACAAGGTTATTGCGGCCTTTACTTTAGAATGCACAGCTAATAACTTTTTAACTTTGCGTGTGACAAAGTGGGATGATTCAGCAAGTTCATTCAATACGGTTTTAGATCAGACAAGACAGGTAAATAACTTGCAAGGTGGGCGAGATGTAGCTTTTTTTAATATAAACATCAATGCAGAGTTAGATCAAAACGACTACATAAAACTAGAAGTTGCTAACATAGGTGCGACCAATAACATTACAGCGGAAGCCGATAGTTATTATGTTATAGAGGAAAGATAACAAATAATAATAAAATATAGCCCCGAACTTTACCCGCTAGTTACTATCCGTTCTAGTGGGTTTTTTTTCACCTCCAATAAATGTTATACTCTAGTTATCAAACAACAGGACATAAACCAATGAGCCAAAACTTAGTAATTGCAAATAAGGATAATTTAGTCGTATATGTATTTGGTGGTATAGATTTAACTCTAGCCACTGACATTAAAGTGCAGTTTGGTGCTGAAAGTTATTCTTTATTATTAGATCCCTTGATTGTGATTGTAACCTCCGCGACAGAGTTATCATTAAATCTATCTGCAACCTTAGAGGTTGGCAAAGTCTTCTCTACTGTTACTTATTTTGATGGTACTAGCGTTAACGGTTCAGATATCACGTCAAGAGAGTTGGCGAATAGCGATCAAATCGTTGTAGCTATCGGCACTCAATTAATTATTGAAGATGGTTCAGTAGTTGCTGATGCTAACTCATGGGTTACTGATGCAGAATACAAAGCCTTTGCTAAACTAAAAGGTTACTCTATTCCAGCAACACAGCCAGATAGAGAGGCTAATCTTGCCAATGCTTACGACTTTATTAACTTTACTTATGAGCAGCAGTTACAAGGTTGGAGAGTTACACCTCAAACGCAAACGGGTTGCATGCCTCGCTCTAACATATACGCGTATGGTGTATTAGTTGCTAACGACTCAATACCTCAAGACTTTAAAAACGCTCAAATGTTAGCGTCTTTCTCTATTAATGATGGTGTTGATACTAACGCGGTTAAAGATAGCGCAGACTTGGCAGGGTTTAGCGTTGGTCAAAATGCGTATAGCGAGTCATATCAATCAGGCTCAAGTACGCCAACACTTGCACAAATGCCAGCAGTATCTAAGGTGTTAAAGCCTTACACTAATGCTGGTTTAAATGGTGGTGGATTGTATCGTGATGATACGGGGTACTTAGGATAATGGGTGCCGCACAGATACAAAAACGAATTCAAGCAGGGTTAAAGCGGGCGCAGAATAAAACTGGCTCACCTACTTCTGATAAGGTTTATCTTGTTAATAAGGTTACTACTGCTGGAACTCCGCTTGCTCCAGGTACAACAACAAACACTAACATTGAATTAACAAACGCTATCTTTATTGATTACGACGCCAAGCATTTTGATATTAATATTTTAGCTGGTGATAGGCGTTTAATTTGTGACAATGTGACGATAGTTAAGCAGGGTGATGAAATTGTGCAAGGTTCATTAACTTATTACGTTGTTAGCATAGCTATAATTGCGCCCACTTCTGATGTGCTGGCTTATATGCCACAGCTAAGGTTAAAATAATGCCATTACTTGGGCGTGAGAAAGTACAACACGAATTAGAGGTTGGTATAAAAGATCGTATCAACACTAATTTAAAAGGCGTTTATCTTTCTGGCTTAGGTAATATTATTGCAGGAACTCCAGCCGATAAAGGTGTACACAGAAATTCATGGTTTTTAAGTGTTGGAATTCCGTCAGGCGCGACAACTACAAGTAAAAGCAAAACTGGAGCTAATTCAATTAGACAACTTAGTAAAATGCCGGCGGTTGTATTGGGTAAGAAAGTATTTTTTACTAACAGCGCTCCAGCAATAAGTATATTAGAATATGGCGGCTTTCCCACTCCAGTTAAGCGAGGTTCATATATTAAAGCTTCAAAGAGTTATGAGATATTATCTATTAGGGGTTTTAGTAAGCAAGCGCCTAATGGATGGGTAAGATCAACATTAATAGCAATGCAGAATAAAATAAGGTCATTATAAAGTGTCATATTTTAAAACCAAACAGGCTTTAATCACTCAGTTACTAGGCGCTTCAATACCCAATATAACTAGTAGTGATATAGCTTTTGAAAACGAAGATTTCGACCCTAAAAATAAATCATTATGGCTTGCTTGTTACTTCATTCCTGCGACCACTGACATGATGGGTAAATCATCTACATCTAGTGACGAACAGCGCGGAGTATTTCAAGTTAGCGTATTTACATCATTAAATGGCGATGATTACGATAACGCACAATTACAAACAATAGACTCTGTTTTATCTGCATTTCAATATAACAGCAGTACAGTGTATAATACTCAAAAGGTTGATATTTTAGATAGAAAACGAATCATGGTTTAAGCGTGATATAAGCATTAATTATTTAACATTCTCAACAAGGTAGGAATAACATGGCTGGTGAAATTAACACTACGAACACATTAGTTCAAAACAGTTCAGGCGTAATCGTTGGTCAGGGTGCTTTCACTCATACCTTCGCAGGAACTCCGATCGATATTAGCAACAAGTCTTATGCTGATAACGTAACTTTACTTGATGGCGAATTAGCAGGGAAGCAACACGTTTTCGCTGGTGAATTTGTTTATAACAACGACACAGAATTTCGTAACACGCGAGATGATGCTTTCTTGGGTACTCAAGACACTTACACTTTAACTTATACCGGTTCAGGTGATGTTACAGATGAATCTTTTACAGGTTTGTTTGTACCTAATGCACTTAGTGATACGTTAGGTCATGGCGAGGCAGGAAAGACAACACTATCATTTAGTTCAAGCTCTACTGTTACTCGCGTTCCGGCTTCTGACGTATAATGATTAAACTCTGCTATAAAGAGTACGAGTGGAAATTAACTCAAGGCGCGTGTAAATCTTTCTTTGATAAAACAGGGTTAGATTTATACACCGTCTTTGGTGATTACATTAACGCCTCTTTAGAATCACAAGGTGAAACGCTAATAGGTAGAATGCAAACCTTTAGCAATCTACATAGCCGTGACATTGCAACCAAGGCTTTTCATGCGATTATTAGCGCTGAGAATCCAGAGGTTAAAATTAACGAGATAGAAGATGCAACATACCGCGTTAGCTGGCAATTAAGTGATCGCCCTGATGATTTGTCGGAGCCTTGGCCCTTAGTCATGCTGTCAACTGCATTCGCTATTAATGAATACATGAATAAAAACCTACCTAAAAAAAAAGCGGATATTTAGGCGGGATAACAGCCCCAGATAAAACAAACTTTGATTACTGGGGTTTATTCAAGATAAGCGTTAAGCAGTTAAATATATCACCCTCAGAATCATGGGGCTTAGATCTTGTTGATGTTATACATCTTACTGAACAAGAAAACAAAGAAGGCATTGATACAAGTATAATGCTGAACTGTCAAAGACAAATAAACGGGGCTTCTAAGAAATGGCTACAGAAGAGTTAATCGTTTTACTTGATGCTCAAACGCAAAAGCTAGACGCAAAACTAAGAGCTACAGAGAAAAGGTTAGATGATTTTGAAGGTAAGACAGAAAAAGCCGATAAATCATTATTCAACCTATCTGATACAGCTAAGGCAGCAGGTGCAGGGCTTTTAAAAGTCGCAACTGTGGTGTTGGCGGTTAACGCTGCAATAAACGCTATGGTGTTAGCATCAGCTAGAAACAGAAAAGAACTAGAGTTACTATCTAAACAGGCTAAAGTATCAACTGAAGACTTTCAGGCGCTTGCTTTTTCTACATCTCAATTCGGTATTAATGCCGAGCAAATAGCCGATATATCAAAAGACATAGCCGACAAGGTAGGGGAGTTTTCCGCTGCTGGTACTGGTGCGTTTCAAGATTACGCTGACGTTATCAAGTTAACAAAAGAAGAAGCGCAACAAGCAGCTATTGAATTTCAAGGGTTATCATCTCAAGAAGTATTAGGGAAGATGGTTTCTGAGATGGAAAAGGCGGGAGCAACGGGCGATCAAATGACGTTCGTTCTTGAGTCAATGGGTAATGACCTGTCAAGGCTTCAGCCTTTATTCGCCAACAACTCTAAAGAATTACTTAAGCTAAAAGAAAGATTCAAGGCAGTAAACGAAGAGCTACAAATAACAGACTCACAAGCTGAAAAGCTGAAAGAGGTTAGTACGTCATATGAATTAATGACTGCTCAACTTGGTAACGCTGCAACCGCTATTAGCGCAACGTTAGCACCTGTTATGGACGACTTTTTTAATGATGTTATTAGTGTCGTACCAGCCGCAACGCAAACTATTATCGACTTTGCCAACTCCTTTTTAGATGCTGAAAACATAACAAGCCAGTCAGGCGTATTAAAAGAGATTGCCGCATCTCAACTAAGGCTTCTAGAGCTTAATCAAGAGCTTTTAGCTATAGAAGAAAAGAGAAAGCGCACCGCTGGCAGGTCTGATGAATTCGGAATAGTGCTATCAAATACCAAGGCATTAATAGAAGACGAAAAGATACGAACAGAAGAGTTAAATAAGCAATTAACTATTTTAAAGGATCAAAAAATAGCGATTGAAGATGCAAAGACATTACGCGGCGGAGAAATTGGCGGAGAAACTGGTGCGGGAGTTTCTGGCGGTGTCGGAACTGGCGATCAAATAGAAGCTATAGCAAACAGGTTTAAAGATGAGGAAACATTACTCATTGAAAAGTTTGATCGTGAGATTGAATTGATTGGCGAAAACAACGAATTAAAATTAGAGCTT